ATGGACACTCGGAGTTCTCCACGATGAAAACATCAAAGATCTGTGCGTTACTTTTACCAAAAAAGATGGTACACTTAGAGATATGCGATGCACTCTCTGTGAAGGACGAATTCCAACAGACAAACAGCCGAAAAGCGAAGGAACAAGTGCCAAGGATTTTGGATCCGCAGTTCGTGTCTTCGATACAGAAAAGCAAGAATGGAGATCCTTCCGCTGGGACTCCGTAACGAAAGTGAGTTTTGAACTATGAAATATGTAATTATCATCGCTATTGTATTAGCACTTATTGCGCTAGTACCAATTGCAGTTATTTGGTCACTCAACACATTATTTCCTGTATTGGCAATTCCACTATCACTTGATACATGGATGGCTGCATTTATACTGGGTGGAGTGGTTGGTGGTAGCACTGGTTTATCATTTGGGAGCAAGAAATGAATTACGCATTAACACCTGAACAGAAAAAAGATTTGCAAGGGGCTATTCAAGAGATTAGTAACTCTATGATTCGCACTGAAGCAGAACGAGATCTTATTCGAGAAATCGTTAAAGAACAATCTGATACATTGCAAATTCCCAAGAAAGTCATTTCTAAGATTGCAAAAACATTTCACAAACAGAATCTAGCACAGGAAGTTGCAGACCACGAGGACTTCGTGGAACTATACGAAAAAATTACTGCAAAATAGTGCTTGACATTAATTGCACATTGCGGTATAATAGATATTATATTATGGAGGTTACAAACCTATGGCTGTGAATACTGCAAAGCGTCGTGCAAAGAACCAAGCAATTCTTGCATCACAAAAGAAGTTCGAACCAACAATCGACCAGATTGATTTTACGACCAGTCTGAGTCGTGCGTTGGGTTACTACTCTACGCACACTGGTGCAAAAGAACAGAAGATGTTTACGATTGAGTTCTTCTCAAAGAAAGAACCCAAGATTGCTAAACAACTCAAGAAACTCCCCGACTACAAATTTACGACATTTGGATCGTTGTGTCGTCTCATGACAAATGAGCAGACAGACTTGAAACAATTGTCTTCATATAGTCTATTCTTTACAAACAAGTTGAAAGACTTATTGGAAGATGCCAAAAAATATATCGAAGAAGTCGAAGTTGTGAAAGCACCAACAAATGTGATTAGCATTCAAGAACGAATGGAAGAAAAAGCCAGAGAACATGCTGGTGAGTTCGAAGGTGCAATTGATGAGTGGATTATTACACGAGGTAAGAGTAACTTCTCTGCCAAGAATTATCTGCTTGCCAATGAAGTCGGTGCACCCATCGCTAAACGAATCGGTGAATTGTTCGTTGGAACAGCACAAGAATTACGTGAAGCATTAGATGGTGATGATGAACAACTCACTGAGGGTTACTCATATCTCACACGAAGAGAACTGAAGAAGTTTGCTGAGTTCGTGGAAGAAATCATTGCTGACTGCCAACAACAAGTGCAGACTGCCAAAGCGAATCGTGCTCCACGTAAACGCAAGGCACAACCACCAAGCAAAGTGGTTGCCAAGATGAAGTACATGAAAGACTTTGAAGAGTTTAATCTTAAGTCAATCAAACCAGAAACGATTGTTGGATCGTCTGAAGTGTGGGTATACAATACGAAGTATCGTAAGGTAACTGTGTACAAAGCCATCAACGATGTGCTGACAGTTAAGGGTACTACAATTATCGGATTCGATGTGAAAGAATCCAAAACACTGATGCTACGCAAACCTGATGTATTCTTTAAGGGACTAACACTGGGTAAGCGTCCATTGAATAACGCAATGAAGACATTGACCACGAAGCCAACTGTGCCAAATGGTCGTGTCAATGAAGAATGTATTTTGCTGGGAGCATTTTAATATGATATTAGTTGATTATAGTCAGGTGGCACTTGCAGCCATCCTTACCTTCCAGCGTGAGTTGAAGGGGACAGAGTCCGAAGTGAAGAATCTTATTCGTCATGTGACTTTATCCACCATCAAATCATACAAGAAGAAGTATGGTAAAGATTATGGAGAGATGGTAATTTGTTGCGATGGACGTAAGTACTGGCGTAAAGACTTCTTTGAGTTCTACAAGGGTATGCGTAAAAGCAATCGTGATAAATCAGATCTTGATTGGAAGTTAATCTTTGATACACTATCAGAGATGCGTACTGATCTTGCCACATACTTTCCATATCGTGTTATTCACGTGGAACGTGCCGAAGCAGACGACATCATTGCAGTGATGGTAAAATATCTGCAAGATAATTTATTGGTTCAAGAGGGATTGGTTGAAGAGCCACAGAAGGTTTTGATTCTGTCCTCTGACAAAGACTTCAAACAGTTACAATTACATGGTAATGTGAAGCAGTGGTCTCCAATGCAGAAGAAATACATTACTGCAACTCAACGAGAAATCATTGAGCATAAGATTGAGCATATCGTTAAGGGTGATGCTGGCGATGGAGTGCCAAACATCTTTAGTAAAGACGATGTATTCATGAAAGGTGAACGACAAAAGCCAGTGAGTGCCAAACGACTCCAAGAGTTTTTTGAGAATGGATTCCTTGCATGTAAGAACGATGATGAGAAACGCAATTGGCAACGCAATGTGACTCTTGTTGACTTTGATTTTATTCCACCAGATGTATCAGAAGATATCGTAACGACATACATAAATACTAATCCGAATACCGATAAGATGAAGATTATGAACTATCTTATGGAAAATCGTTGCCGATTATTGCTTGACGAAATAGAGGACTTTTAAATGAAACAGTACATAACAGAAATACTCAAAGAGATCAATGACGATCCTAAAACAATTGAGAAACATAAGAATGAATTCTTGTTGAAGGTTTTGTTTGCACATGCATTCTTACCTTCACATAAGTGGCTATTACCAGAGGGTGAGCCACCATTCAAACCTGCTGATCAACCAGTTGGAATGACAGACACGAATCTCTTCACTGAATGTAAGAAGATGTATGTGTTTATGAAACCAGAGTTAAAGGCACTTAAACGAGAAGCATTGTTTATTGGTCTCTTGGAAGGAATTCATCCTACAGAAGCTGCAATTCTTATCGCAGTTAAAGACCAGAAGTTACATAAGATGTATCCAAAGATTACACATAAACTTGTAAGCGATGCAGGATTCATTCCAGCACCAGTAAAGAAAGAAAAAGTTGCAGATAATGCTTGACATGCAAGACTGATTGTAGTATAATTATATTATGAAACCGAGTTCTGAATTCTTTGCAACGCTGGGTCAGTATGTATATCAATACATCGGATCAGATGGTGTGTCTTACTACACTGGAAAGGGTAATGGAGATCGTTGTTATTCGCATGTAGCAGATAAAGGATTCAATCCTGATGAGTGCTACATCGTTGCAAGGAATTTAGAGAAGTTTGAAGACAAGAAAGACTGGCAGTCATTTTTGTTAGAATCTTATTTGATTGTTACACAAAATCCAGATGGCAATAGTGTGTCTGGTCATTATAAGGAATGTTTTGTTATGTTACCATTGTCCTCTATGTTCTCTGATTTCAAGTCAGAGCAATACGACAACTTTGCTAATTTACCTGAATGGTACATCAATAACTATGATGTATTTCGTGGTAAACTTAGAGAAGTTAAAATCAATTCCACAACTACATTCATATTGAGTTCTGCTCGAAGTGCGATGTACTTCAGTTTTTATTGGGATGCAAACTCAGAAGAACCAATTCGTGTTACTATCGAAGTTGCTGATAACAACGAAGAAAAGAAAAGTAAAATTACTGACTGGTTACACCAGTTAGGTTACGACACCCATGCTGGTGATAATGAGAAAAAGATTTCAGTGTTCGCTGCGAATATTGATGATGTGATTAGTGTATTTAAACAATTTATGATTTGAGAGGAACATACTATGCCTAATTGGTGTTATAACAGTGCAACACTGCACCACGATAATAAAGAAGTGATTGATGCATTTGAGCAAGAGTTGCTTAAAGAAGATCATCAACCATTTAACTATCTACGACCAAACCCTGCTGGTGAGTGGGACTATGGTTGGTCATGCGAAAACTGGGGTTGTAAGTGGGATGTTTCCATGATGGATTGGGAACGAGAAGATGACAATACAATTGTCATGCACTTTGACTCTGCGTGGTCACCACCAGTTGTGCTCTATGAATTCTTAGAGACAGAGGGATGGTCTGTTCGTGCAATGTATCATGAACCTGGAATGGGATTTGCAGGTAAATTCGAAGATGGTTTCGATGACTACTATGAACTAGATTGGACAGATCGTGCTTCAATTGAAGACTTACCTGAAGACATTCTTGACTTCACCAATGCTCTTGAAGATTTGGAACGCTATGAAGAAGAGCAGTTAGAAGAAGAAATGCAAGAATTGGAACGAACAGAGTGGTTCGATGCATCAGTAAATCCTGCTCATGTTGGTCGCTATGAAGTGACCACAATTGCATGGGAATTTCCTCAATACTGCGAGTGGAATGGTAAAACATGGGGTCGCTGGGAAGGTGACGATATTAAAGTTGTTAAATGGCGAGGACTTGCCAATGAGTATTGGGATGCAGCTGCAGCATTAGATAAGATTATCGAGGATTCGAAAGCATAACGTGAAGAAGTTTGCTATATTATGGTTGCTGGTTTGTGCCAATGCTTACGCAGATGTTTCGTTTGGAACTGGCGAATCAAGTGACTGCAACATAGCAAAGGCACTTGCTGTCAATGATGCTATTGAACGCTACGCTGAGAAAGAGTTTGAAGTAAAGAAACAACATATTTGCAGAGAACGCAATGCAGAAGGTATTGAGTGCGAGTATGTTAAGAAAACTGAAATTGAATCTGCTGGTACTTTAAAGAAAGTATTAAGTGAGAAGGTAAAACAAAAGAGGGATATTTGTGTTGTTGAAGTTAAGGTTGAACTTGAACCTAGCAGACAACTGGCAGGAGATATCGAAAATGCTAGCAACTTTGCGATCAACGGAAAGAAATATCCATTTGATGTAATCACTAGAGAGCCAATGTATGTTTACTTGTTTAGTGTATACGACGACAAGATGCATATGATGTATCCCTATGATGGAATTAAGAGTAATCTCTTACATGGAAAGTTGACTTTACCGAATGGTATCTGGTGGCAAGCAGACATAATGTCTGATGCTGCAGAAAGTAAAGATACCCTGATGGTAGTCTTCAGCAAAGTTAAGATTACTTTTGGTAGTAGTATGACGAGAGATGAGATTTATCGACAAATTTCGTCAGTGCCTATTAATGCTAGGCGAGTGGTGTATCATAATTTTGTGATTAAACGGAGAACTTGAAATGAAATATATTATGACTTGTGTAGTGGCATCTGTGGTAGTTTTATCTGGATGTTCAACTTTTAAGGCAGATCCCAACAAAACAGTTGAGATCCCAGCCAACAAACTCGATAACATTCCTCAATGGTATCTTGCAAAAGATCCAGATGACACGAAGTTTATCGTGGTCACTGCAACTGATGTATCGAAAGATATGCAGTTTGCCATCGACAAAGCAACACTCAATGCTAAGACCCAACTTGCTGCACGACTAAAGTCAGATGTTGATTCTGTTACTCGTGAGTCCACACTTGAGAATGCTGGATCTGGTTCAGCTGTTGAACGAGAGATCGATCGTGTATCAAAGGTTCGTGTAAAGCAAGCCATTGGTATGTTCAAACGAGAGAACATCGCTGTGTTCAAAGAGGGTGATGTCTATCGTGCATACGTGCAGTTTAAGATTGCAACAGAAGATGCTCAACGATTGACTCAACCAGTTGGCAAGAACAAGAATCGTGAAGACAGAATGAAAGAGTTGGATGATGAACCAAAAGTATCCACTGTTCAACCAAATACATTCCAACTCTTACCAGTTGAGAATGAAGAATACAAAAAGCGTCGTGAAGAAGCAATGAAGAAACCTGGAGCAGTGATTGGTCAGGCAGTTGTTCAATGAAACAAAAGTGGATTGATGCATTTATGGATACAGCCGAGCGTTTTGCTCAGCTATCCAGTGCAAAACGATTGCAGGTCGGTGCGGTTGTCGTAAAAGACAATCGTATCATCTCAATTGGATATAATGGAATGCCATCTGGTTGGACAAACGAATGTGAGAACATCGTGCAACATTCAGATGACACAGTGACAACAGTAACGAAAGATGAGGTTATTCATGCTGAAGCAAACGCAATTCTCAAACTGGCTCGTGATGGTGAATCAG